AGGAACAAGTTTTGCCTTATACCCTAGACTTAGTTCTTTTTTGCCGTTGTTGACTAATTGTATCATATTATCGTTTAATTTAATACCATTCTTAACAATAACATGTGTATCAGTATCCACATCCCTATGTTCTACCGCTTCACTTGTATCAATAAAGCCTCTTATCATGCTTTTATCTACTAATCCATCTGGCTCTATATGTTCGTCTGTTATGGGTAGATTTACAAGCTTATCCGCTAACTGTCTGATATCTTCTTGCTCTCTGTATATCTTGAAGGTCTTGTCAAAAGGTTGTAACCCTAATTCAATTCCCATATATTCTTGAAAGCCATCCCTGATACTTACTACTGTTTTATGTTGAGCATCAAGTGTTATGATGTGCTTATCTTGAAATGATATGATTAAATTTTTATCTATATCTAATTTTTTTGGCATTTTATATCTCCTCTGAATATGTCAATGTGGCTTTGCTTAGTGAATTGTTTTTTGCTTGTAGAGTAATTAGCAAATAATCGCCATGTGTTAAAATGAGATCGACTTCTTCTTCTGTGTTTTTTATAGAATTTAAAAAGTTTGCTGCTATATCTACATCAAAAATTCTCAACATTTTCGTTTTGTCAAATGCTGTTATTGTTCCGTTAATTGCTATCTCTTGTAATCCCTCGCTTGTTGGTGTCCATGATGTAGCAGTTATTGCGGAAGGATCACGAAATGCATAAACTCTTAACTCTGCGACTGGTGTCGAGTCAGTTGTTGCGTATAACTTACTTAGCATCACATCTCGCGTGTTCATTTCTCCGTCAACTTTGTTTGGTATTCTAAATGCAATCATTGGCAATTCCGCTGTTGATGTGGCTACTGCTCCACTTGATACAGAGGCAAAAGCTCTATTGCCTTTGCTTCCTCCTTCTGATGAAATGTCTGCACATCTTGATTGTATTTCAACTTCAGTTCCATTTGTATTTTCTGCATAGTATCCAAAGGGTATTGATGAATTATTTATAAAGAATGGAATACCGCCTGGGAACTCCATTTGATGAACTTGCTCACTTACTTGTGTTTCAGGATTAAGAATCATAAATCTAGCATTTCCGGCAGTTGGACATTGTAGTTGAATATTATATGCTGCACCAAGTTCCATATCAAAAGGAAAAGGAATATCTCCGATTAATTGCTCCACATCTGGCTGCAATATTCCGCCAATTGAATTTCTTACTACTGCATATAGGACTCCATCTCTTAATCTAAAAAATGCTCCGTAATGATTCGATCTAAGCCCGAATTCTCGAATACCAATAGCATCTTTATTTGGCAGTATTGTCAAAGAACTTGCATTGTGTCCTCTTTGTGATTGATGCCTTGGATGTCGTTTACTCATTAAATAAGAGTTGTTTCCGATTGATGTTCCAGATGAAATAACAGCACTGCCATTTGCATGAGAGATTCTTGTTAAATCTTCATCTTTAAATATTTCTGCATCATCTTCAAACGGAACCCATTTTTTGCGAGATATGTTTACTATAAATGATGAACTAAATAATGATATATCTTGAATTGTTTTTGCACCGCCTAATGCAGCAGTAAAGAAGTCTCCATAACCAAGAATGACTCTTAATGCATCTCTTGGTGTTTCTACACCTCCGATATTAACATTCTCCACGGGCTTTCTAAGTTGAATTTGGCTTACTGGTTTTAATGCACTCTTGATTCTTCTCACCCAAAATTTCGTTGTTGGAGTATATGGAAATGCTAAAGATTGTGAGCCGTTTATTATTCTTCCTTTGCCATTATAAGAAATATCTATTGTTGTTTCTCCAAGCGTATCAATAATTACTTCAATCAATCCCTGACCATTGTGAAATATCTCTACTGTTTCTTCTTCTATTAAATCTAACAATGTTACACTTGTGGTTATATCCATCCATGATTCTGTTATGTCTATTGCTATTGGTAATATTGCCATTAATCAAACTCCACTATATATTCTGCTACACATCTGCAATTAATCTCTTCGCCCGGTTCTATTAGTGTATCACCGTCAGGACATTTTAAACCTTTTCCAACTGTGTATTCTTTGCCTTCTAAAAATCTATGGCAACTTCTAACTCTTTCATCTTCTGCCGTTCTCCATATAGCTCTAGTAATACCAACATTCTCAGCTCTCTTTTTAGACAACTCGCTGTTAAAAGCTTTAAGTTCATTCCTTGCGATCAAATCACCGTTTTTAAGTTTAAGCCCTGTATCTTTTTTAACCTGTTGAAATAAATCTACAAGACTTGCTCCTGCACTCATTCTTCTAAGAGTATTTTGTCTATATGATGCGATAGTGTCATTCTTTAGCTTCTCTATCATATTACGACTTTCGAGCGTCTTAGCGTTTACAAAACTATTTAAACCGTCAGTCTTTAAAACATCATCTAAGTCTACTCCAAGATTTGCACTCACTGTTCCAGAGAATTGATTTTTATTAAAAGTATTAGTTTCTCTGTATAAATCTTTAACAAACTTATTTATTCTATCAGATGAGAATTGTTTGTTGATTTTTTTTGTAAATGCTTTTGAGAGTTTGTCAAATACTACTGCATAGTTTCCTATCTGAGCATCTTCAAACTTCTCTAATGTCTTTACTTGAAGTTTATTAAGCACTTGATTTTCAAAGCGTGTTCTTATCTCTCGCACCATGAATCTATTAAACTTCCGCATCTTCATTTCTAAAGTCATTGGAGTTTTAATCCCTCGCAAAACTACTTCATCTTTTGTTTTGTTTTTAGTACGGTCTTGCTCTGATAGTTCAATCGGCATTTATGCTATCCTCTGATTATATTAATTATCATAAATGAGCCTAATAGAAATCCTACTACAAAACCAAACCCTATGCCATAAATAAATGATTGGAAGTCTTTTTCTTCATTATGATTATTAATCATTAATCTCATCCTCATCAATATCTGAATCTTGAAACAAATCAAAAATATCTTTAGTTTTAAATCCATTTTCACTAAGATAGTCTTCTGTTTCTTCGCCTAAGTTAAAAAGTTTTGTTGCATTATCTAAAACAACCGCTTGTAAATCTGCTTTTTCTTTTGGTGTTTGTTGCTCTGGCTGCTTAAACTCTACATCTCCGAAACCAAGTTTTTCCATTAGATCATTTATATTATCGATCAAGTAAGCAGTTTGGAAATTTTGAATCATCATGAAGAAAGTTGTCATTTCATTGTCGCTATTAGCTCCAAGACCTTTTACACTTTCGCCTACTAGGACAGCAAGAGGAATTCCGGTAACTAATGCTAATCTTCTGAGAGTGATTTGATCTGTTTCACTTAATCCGCTGAGAGCTTGTGTTAAACTTTCTATTGCATCTTCTGAATCTACAACTCCAGCACCATAAACACTTCTTAAGTCTTCAAGTGCGCCAAAGTATCTTAGTATTTCACTTTCTTTTTTATTCTGGATTGCTTGTTTGAATCCTTTGACTTTATAAAAGATTGTTGAACTCTTCTCAAGAACTGCTGGTGCTGCTCTTTCGATTACCCCGTCATTTATGATTTGCTCATTGATTAATTCAAACTCACTCATACCGCCATATTGGTAAGTCGGTTTGTCATCTTCTCTAACAGGTAAGTAAGTAAAGTCTATCACTCTTGTGTGATGTATCGATTCGCCTCTTACTTGATACATTGTCGGCTTATAATAACGCTCAGACATTAAGTTTCGGTCTGTTGAGTTAGCAGTGACCATTGAGCCGTCAAACACTTTAAAAAGTAATGTATTCTTGTTGAGGTCTTTGGATAGTGGCTCACTTAATTTTTTATCTTTCTCAATTATTACAAATATTCCACGACCGAAAACAGTCATCCATAATGAAGCTTCTTTTATTTTTTTAGCTAGGAATTTATTGAAATACTTTTCATCTGCTTTAGAGTCGAATGTGAAGCCCTCTTTGTATGCAGTGTTGTTTTTGATGTTTACAATCTTGTTTCCAATACCGCTTTTATAGATGTTATTGTTTTCTTCATCAGATAATCTATTGTTCACGATTGTGTTTTGTGCGTAGGCGTTTCTTGTATTTGCGAGATTATTAGTTAAGCTTAAAAGCCCATCGTTAAATTGTCTATGAGTTCTTTTTTGTTTAGCCATTTAATAATCCTAATTTTTTGCTTATTGCTATTATATCTAAATTCTTTTTACATTAAAGAGGCATAGTCAATATCCTCTTCCATATATGCTTTCTCAAATGCATCCATCATTGGATCAACTGTATCATCATGTTTGCCATTTGGAAAACTCTCATACTCTCCTATAAACTCATTTAAGTGTGGCAAATCCTCGACAACATATAATCCATGTATTTCTATGTATGGAGCAACATTCTCTGCTCTAAATACCTTATCTGTATTTCTCTCTATCTCAAATACCATAAACCCGTCATCTTTCATTCGCTGGAACAAATCTATCCCAGATGCTTTTTGTTCGATAAACATTCCACTAAAAGGATATTTCTTATTGTCGTTGTAAAAACTCTTTGCAGTTACTTCGCGCTCTTTGCTTCGAGGCCTACCTCTAAACATATCAATCAAATATAATTTGCTCTCATGAAGTCCGTATGATTGATAAACTGTATAGTCATTTTTCTCCTTATCTTTAAGAGCCGAATCGACCATTATAAGTCTCTTCTCAAATATTAAAGAGTTTATCAAATCTCTCTTTATGTATTTAATCCAAGTAGTTTGAAATAGATTCCCGCCTCTTATCGTTGGCGATTGTTGATAAAGTGCTTCAAAGTTTGCACCCATTATCTTTTTACGCTTTAGCAAGAACTCTATTGATTTATGCTCTGGTATTAATGCTTCGCCCTCTAGTCTATGCTCTTCGTCCTCATCTGCAATAGCTTTATACTTTAAGACTTTAACACTAGAATCTTCTTTTATTAGTCTAGCTGCTGGATCATCAATATGCCACCTGGTAAGTATCATTAAAAAACCAGCATTTTCACTAAAGCGTGTAAAGAAATCATCTGTGAACCAATCCCAAGTTTTATTCCTAGTTGTTTCAGAGTTTGCAGCTTCTCGACCTTTTAGTGGATCATCAATCACACCTAAATCAAGTGACTCTCCAGTGATGCTTCCTTGAACTGTTGTATTTCTAAAATATCCCTCATTGTTTACAAACTCCAGCATCTCTCTGTTTCGTTGATAGCTTGTACCCGTCATAACTTTTTTTGAATTTATTGAAGTATTGGGAAAAATGTCACTATATATTTTTCTACTAAAGATTCTTTGTAGTCTTAAGTTAGCTCGAATTCCAAGCCTTTCACTAAACGATGCAAATATTGTTTTTAGTTCTGGATGTTTACCGGCTACCCATGATAAGAAGTCTGTTATCGCTTCACTCTTTCCATGTTGAGGTGGAGCCTCTATGATTAGCATAGGTTTTTTACCAGCTATTAAATCATCATAGAACTGTTGCAACTGATGTGCTAAATCTTCTACAAACCAGTTTACTTTTAAAGTTGGATTAGTTAATCGTCTGTATTGTAAGAAGTCATTTCTTGATACTGCGACTTTATAATTATACAGTGCCTCTAATTGCTCAAAGGTTAATGGCTGGTAAGTGCTGATAGTGGAACTCCTAAATCAAGAGCTTTCTTTTTTGCTTGTTCTTCGGTTAATTCGATGCTTGTGTTTTGCTGTAAGTTGTTTTGATTATTAACTATTACTTGGCTGTTTGCGTGTCGTGCATTGATTCCTAATGTAACAGAAGCCTTATCTACTGTCTCCGCAAGGTTCTTTAAATCACTTGCATCAAGTTCTACATCGATCTTATCTAAGCTTTCAGAACTTCCATGTTCTTTGCTGTACTCTTTCACTTTCATCACTATTTGTTTTTTGTTCTTCTCAGCCATATCCGCACTTAGTTTTAAAATCTTCTCTGTTGCTCCATAAACTAATCTTGATCTTCTTATGTTGTCATCTGCTATTTCATCGGCACATTCAATAGACTGTTCCTTTTCTGTTCCTTTTTTTACAGCAATTAATTCTTTAGCTTCGATATAGTCGGTATTCTTCCCATGTTCCCATTGTTCCTTTTTGGCTCTTTGAGATATAGTGTTTCTTGCTATTCCTGTTTTATCTTTTATTTTAGCTAATGATAATCCAGCCTCATAGTAGCCTTTCGTTTTATTCCATTGCTCTTTAGTATAAGCCATTTCCTAAACCCTAAAACTTACCACAAGTAGTATGACATTAATTACTGTAACAATGATACATACATTCATGAGTGGTTTCATTATTTTCTTTTATCTATAAAATAATATCCTCTTACTAATAATGCTCTACTCATCATATACCCCATCTCTTTTTATATTTTTTTTAACACGCGCAATTTGCTCTCTTATTGGAAATTGTAAAAGCCCCATTAAGTCAATACTCTTCTCGTTTAACTCTTCAAACTCTACTTCTATTATTGTCTCTGTGTCATTGACTTTTTTTGTATATTTTACTTTCATCTCATTTCCTTTTAATTTGTTTGCTAATCTTTAACAGTTGATCTCTTTGACTATTAGCATTACTTAACTGCTCTTTAGTTAGCTGACATTCAACCATAACTCTTTCTATACTGCCTATGGTTTTATTAACATACCACTTTGTTTCAAAATAGTTCTTTTTATCTTTTGCAAATTTTAAATATTGATAGTTTTTTTTGTAAGTGTCCCGTGCCATGTCGCAAGTTATGCTTGAAGCATTAAGACTCAGCGCGATTAATATTAAGATTATTGTTTTCATTTTTTCCTCCAACGAAAAGGCAAGAGTTGGAGTCTTACCCTGTGTTATTATAGCGAATTATTGCTTAGATTTCACCTGCTCGCAAATCTGATATAATTACCAAAGGACTTATATCTGCT